AAGATTGCTCTTTTTACAAGTTCAGCTTCTTTGGGTGCTTCTACAACTGACTATTCAACTTCAAACGAAATTACAAATACATCAGGATCTGCATATTCTGCAGGTGGTGCAACTTTAACTAACACTGGAGTTGGATTAACAAGCACAACTGCATTTACAGATTTTTCTGATGTAGAATATACATCAGCTTCTTTTACTGCAAACGGAGCACTAATATACAACACGACAACAGATGGTGGTTCAGGAACTACTGATGCTGTATGTGTAATTGCATTCGGCGGAGATAAAACTGCTAGTAATGGAACTTTTAAAATAGAATTTCCCGCAAATAATTCTTCAGCAGCAATCATTAGATTAGCGTAGGAGGTCGACCATGTCGACAACTTCAGGATGGGGCAGGTTCACCTGGGGCCAAGCTAATTGGAATGAAGATACAACTCTTAAAACAGGTTGGGGTGCCCAACAATGGAATGGCGATGGTGGCTGGGGAGATCTTTCTGATCAAACTATTTCTGTTTCTTTAACAGGTATACAAATTACATCTAGCATTGGTTCTGTAACAGTTGCTGACATGCAAGTTGGTTTAACTGGTCTAGAATCTACTTTCTCACAAGGTGAAGCTTTTGTTCCTGTTGTTGTAGATGATTCATTATCCATAACATCCTCTGTTGGTTCACCGTCTGTGGTGGATATGCAAGTCGGATTGACTGGTGTATCAGCAACATTTGCTATTGGATCTGTAACAGTTGCCGACATGACTGTTGGTTTTGATGGTTTATCATCAACGTTAAGTCAAGGAACTGCAAAAGCACCAAATGAAACAGCTATACTTTCTGGTGTATCAATTACATCTGAACAAGGAACCGCACAAGGTATATCTTCACAAGAAGTTACATTAAGTGGAGTGTCCTTTAGTGCTAGTATTGGTAGTGTTACAATACCGAATGATGTAGTTCAACCATCTGGCTTAGAAGCCACATTTACTCAAGGTTCAATTATAGGATTGGGTGGCGCAGTGGTTCAACCTACCGCTCAAACTGTTACAGCTAGTGTAGGAACTTTAGATCCTAATGATATGACGTTAGGATTAACGGGTGTTTCAGCATCATTTAGTGTTGGCAGTGTTACAGTTGTAGATATGCAGGTAGGACTGGACAGTTTATCAGCAACATTTAATGTTGGAGCTGTAGATATTTTTGCATATGGTGATGTTGACACTGGTTCAAATACGTCATATAGTAATGTTTCAACAGGCTCGAATGATACTTATTCAGATGTTGCAACTGGATCAAATACAAGTTATAGTGACGCTGCATAGGAGATAAAAATTTATGGCATCAACATACACACCTTTAGGAGTAGAACTTCAAGCAACTGGTGAAAACGCTGGTACATGGGGTAATAAGACTAATAAAAATTTACAAATTTTAGAACAAATATCAGGTGGTTTTACTCAACAAGCAGTCTCAGATTCTGGAGATACAGATCTTTCTGTAACTGATGGAGACACTGGTGCAACTCTTGCACACAGAATGATTGAGTTTACAGGAACTCTTTCTGCGGGCAGAAACGTAACTATACCAATCGATGTTCAAACTTTTTATTTTTTAAAAAATTCTACAAGCGGTTCTCAAACTGTAACTTTTAAATATGTTTCAGGATCTGGTAGTAGTGTAGCAGTAGGTAGTGGAGAAACAAAACTTGTATTTGCTTCTGCAAACGATGGCACTAACCCTGATATTCTTGATACAGGTTTTGGTACAGGTGACGTTACACTTACTGGAACACAAACTTTAACAAATAAAACATTAACATCACCTAAAATAGGTACATCTATTTTAGATACAAATGGCAATGAACTATTTAAATTAACAGCTACAAGTTCCGCGGTTAATGAAATAACATACAATAACGCAGCTACAGGAAACAAACCAACACTTACTGCATCTGGTGATGATACTAATATTGGTGTATCCATACAGCCAAAAGGCTCAGGAACAGTAACTATTGATGCTTTGACATTTCCAGCAGGAGATGGTAGTAGTGGTCAAATATTACAGACAGATGGTTCTGGAACACTTAGTTTTACAACACCATCTAGTGGTATATCAATGGGAAAAGCTATTGCAGCTGCATTAGTTTTCGGTTAAAAGAAGTTTAGGAGAATAAATTATGGCAATACCTAATATAGTAAACGTAGCAACAATTCATGCAGAAACAGTAGTTGGTGATTTAGGGACAACTTTAACAACAACTTTATTAACTGGTGAAGCAGAACATGTTTATAAAATAAATGTGTTTAGAGTTACAAACGTAACTGACAGTGATGCAACAGTAACTGCAGATATTGAAAAAGGTGGAACACACAAAAAAATTTGTAATGAGTTAACTGTTCCTGCTAACTCATCTGTAGATATTATAGACAAAACTAATTCTTTTTATTTAGAAGAAACTGATCTTATCAGAGGTGGAGCTTCTGCAGCCTCTACAATCGAATTCGCATTTTCGTACGAAGCACTGGCAGATTAGGAGGATTAAACTATGGCAAATAGTTATCCTAGACGAGACCAAGCCCGAGGGATTTGGAAAATCAATGACATTACTAAAAATATAAAAGAAGATGGAACTTATCCATCTGGTGCAACTAGAGGTGTTATCAGTGGAGGTAATACACCTAGTGTAGTAAATACTGTTGATTTTATAACAATTGAAACCACGGGTAATGCTACAGACTTTGGAGATTTAACAGTAACAAAAACTTATGCCGCTTCGGGTCAAACCTCATCTTTCACAAGAGGTGTTAGTGCTGGAGGTTATAATCCAAGTTATTTAACAGCTATAGATTATTTTCAAATTATGACGACTGGTAATGCAGCAGACTTTGGTGATTTAACTGTTGCAGGTGGTTTTATGGCAGGTAACTCAAATGATACAAAATGTGTTTTTGGTCCAAGAAGAACTACGGGCGATGGTCCAAATGATACAATAGATTTTATTACAACCGCTAGTCTTGGAAATGCAACTGATTTTGGTAATGCAGGTGCTGCAAGACGAAACATGCCTGGCGCATCTAACAATACAAGAGGTTTAATATTAGGTGGAGAAGAAGCTCCTGGAGGAGTTAATACAATAGAATTTATAGAATTTTCAACTGCAGCTAATGCTGTAGACTTTGGTGATTTAACTGCAACTACACAAGACACTGGTGCAGCAGCTAATAATAAAATTGCAATGACCATAGGTGGTTATGTTGGTGGTAGTTATTCAAACACTATACAGTCAGTTAATATTAATAGTTTAGGTAATGCAACTGATTTTGGAGATATAACGACAGCAACAGGTAGTGCTGCTGGATTAGGAAATAAAGTGAGAGCACTTTGTGCTGGAGGTTTTACTGACCCTGCAAAAGTAAATACGATTGAGTTTGGTAATTTTGAAACAAGAGCTAATTTTTCAGACTTTGGTGACTTAACTGTAGGAAGACAACAAGCCAGTGCTTTTTCAAATCAACATGGTGGTCTAGTTAGTTTTGATCCAAGAGCCCCAGAACTTTATTCACCAACAGGTAGACCTTTAGCAAGTGGTGGTGGAGTTGGAGATATAGGAATGTTTCACGGGGGTGGTGGTGCAAATACTAATATAGATTTTATACAAATGTCTACATTAGGAAATTCAACTCAATTTGGAGACTTAATCACAGGAACACAATACACAGGTGCTTGTGCCGATGCTACAAGATATGTAGCAGGCGGAAAAGAAGGTGCTAATTTTATAGAGTATGTAACTTTTGCTTCAAAAGGTAATGCAGCAAATTTTGGTGATTTTGGAGCAAATGGAGAAAGAGGTGATGGTTCTTCTAACAATAATACTAGAGGAATTTTTCAAGGTGGTTATGAACCTGGTAGTGGGTTTTATAATGAAGCTGCATATGTTACAATTCAAACATTAGGAAACACAAGTGACTTTGGAGATTTAACTGTATCAGTAGGGTCTTGTACTGGAACCAGTAACTCTACAAGAGGTTTAGTTATTGGAGGTGCAACTCCTACTGCAACAAATACTGTAGGCTATTGTACAATTGCATCAACAAGTAATTATACTGATTTTGGAGATTTAACAACAGCTTGCAAAGAATTAGGTTCTTGTGCTTCACCTACAAGAGCTGTTAAATTTGGCGGTAGAACAGAGTCTTCTCCAAATAATACAAATGAAATGGATTATTTTACAATTGCATCTACTGGAAATGCAACTGACTTTGGCGACATGGAAGTAGCAACTAGAGGAGCAAGTGGAGTAAATAATCAAACTAGAGGTATAGCCATGGGAGGAAAAACTCCATCAAATTTAAACACAATTCAGTATATAACTATTGCTTCAACTGGTAATACAACTGACTTTGGAGACATGTATAGAAGTGCTGCTGATGGTTCTTCAAAATCTAATGGCCATAGTGGACTTTCGTAAGATTCTATAGTATAAAACCCACAACATGATCATATACATGCTAAATTATAAAGGAGAAAAATATGTCATCTAAAGATCTAGTTATACAAAAACTATCAAACTCACCACTGGTTAAAAAAGAGTATAAACAAATGTTAACCAATATCAACGCAACACTACCAGCAATAAAACAATCAAGCTCAAACTTCTACAAATCACACTCACAGTTTATGGGTGTCATGTTAGATGTTACAGCGATCACACCTATCAGATCAGTCAAGCACACACTAGCTGAACTAGATAAAACTAGAATGGCTCTTGAAGAGGCACAACTTAAAATGATGAAGAAGGATATAGAGCTTCGTCAAAAAGAAAAGAAACTAGCTGATGGAGATTTTAAAGATGAACTAGAAAGAGAATTACTAGAAACTGAGATTCTAGAAGTCAAAGTAAATATGAATAACATACAAAATTCAGTATCTGGAGCTATTAGGAAGATGAACTTCTTTACCAATCAATACAAAAGTATATTGAAGAAGTTAGGTAAAGATGATATCACAGAGGAAGAGTACGAAAAAGAGGAGGCTAGATATCACGTAATGACGTGTATGAAACAGGCTCTGAATGCTGCTCGTGCAAGAGGTGGAGTCATTGACGAAGGAAACTTGATTTATCTCTTTGATATGGGTATAAACAGTGCTCAGGCACAAGCTGAAATTTATGCTTATTTGGAAATGGAAAATAAGTTAATGAAGGAAGGTAAGGCGCCTACCCACGAAATGACCATGCAATGGTTAGAAGCGTGCGCTGATAAATTCTCTGGTGAATCTGTAAAATTCGCAGAGCGAAGAGGATTTAAGTTGTACGATGAAGAGTCGCTCAATACTAAACTGTTAGATAATAAGGAGAAACCAAATGGCAAACAAGATAGTTAAATAT